GCAGTGCTTAGAGTCGCAATGCTTAGAAAAAGAAAACATAACTTTAAATATTGAAGAACACGATGAAGACGAAGTTGTGGAAGAATCTGATGAAGAAGCTGCTGAAGATGAAGTTGCTATCGAGGATGAAGAACGTGATGAAGAAGAAGTTGTAGAAGAATCTGATGAAGAATCTGCCGAAAATGAAGTTGTGGAAGAACGTGATGAAAACGAAGTTGAAGAAGAAGTAGTGGAAGAAGATTCGGAAGAAGAAGTTGCTACTGAAGAAGATTCAGAAGAAGAAGTTGCTACTGAAGAAGATTCAGAAGAAGAAGTTGAAAAAGAAACAGTTAAAGAAGAAGAAGTTGTAGAGGAAGAAGAAGATGATGAAGAGGAGGTATTCGAAATTGAAATCGATGATATCACTTACTTTGCTACAGATGAAGAAAATGGTATTTTATATGAAGTTGACAAAGATGGAGAAGTAGGAAAAAAAGTAGGAATTATCAAAGATGGTGAACCAATTTTCTCGTAATATAATATAAGTAAGTATGATTAGTTTATGTCCGCCTGCATTAATTTATATAGCATTTTCATTGACTCAAGTAGTAATAGATACATTTAAAGGTCTATACAATACTGCTTTTTTTAAATTTATTGTAATGATAATCATTACCTTTTTATTAAACGCATTATGTCAATCTGGTATGACAATTGTATCATGGATAATTGTATTTATTCCATTTATTTTTATGTCTGTAATAGTCGCAATACTTTTATATGTTTTTGGCCTAGATGCGGCAACAGGAACACTAAATTTTAAATGCGATACATGTGAACCCGAAGAAAAATCAGGTAATTTAATTTTTTCCTCTACTACTAAACCAGTAACCAATACTACAGTAAAGCATGTTTATATCGACACATCTTATGCGGATACTCCATCAGATGAAACAAATGAATATTCTTTTGCGCCATCAGGTTCTTCCGATCCGCAATTTAATTAATTAATTTTTTAAATATTTAAAAAATAAAATATTTAAAAATTACTATATATTTAATATATTATAAAATGTATGAAATATATTTAGCTTTATTGGTATTATTATCAAGTTGTCCGATCAATATACAAAATAAATTTAAAAGTATTGGTATCAAACTTATATACAATATTATTTATTTTTACAGCGCATGTCAGATTAAATGTAATCAAACATATGCTTATTTGTTGCCGTATTTTAAAGGGAAAACAAACGATACAAGTAATGAATTGTTGATCGAGCAATATGACATGGATACTAACAAATTGGTTGAAAATGAGACAGATGATGATATACATAATAAATTAACAATTATATCAAAAACTAATACAAATACAGTTACAAATAAAAGAGTTATTTATGAGATAGAATTAGCAGCGGTGAAAGAGGTTGAGTTTGATGTATCAGAAATAACATTTATAGCGTTGTATTTAAATTACAATGACGTGAGATATAATATCAATTTAAAATCCGATAATTTTAATTATTATTTAGTAGGAAATGCCATTGACAAAAAATTTATTCAATATTATATTAATACTGTTTTGAATTTAAATTTTTCTTATTTGGACTCAAAAATATCAACCTATCAACTAGAATTAATGGATCATGATGTAAAAATTGTCTATTTGACGCTTGATCAATCTATAATTATAGAAAAAAATGGATATCGTATTTTATCGTCAAATGTAAATTAAATGTATTTAAATTATATTTAATTATATTAATAAAATAATTTAAAAAAATTGAAGTAATATATCTATAATGGTTACTCCTCAAAAAGCAATAACAATGAATATTAAAAGTAATACCGGTAGTAGTAGCAGCACAAATAACATAGGCACAAATAACATAGGCACAAGTCATCCATTGAAAAATAGATGGAATTTATGGGGACATTTACCGCAAGAAAACGATTGGTCTGTCGGAAGCTATAAATTAGTTTCTAGGTTTAAAACGCTAGAAGACGCTATTGCGATTAGCGAGACAACACCAGACCCATTAATTAAATCATGTATGCTATTCGTAATGAAAGAAGGAATTGTTCCTATGTGGGAAGATCCTAAAAACAGAAATGGTGGGTGCTTTTCATATAAAGTTTCGAATAAAAATGTCTGTGAAGTTTGGCGAGAATTAAATTATGTGCTTGTTGGCGAGACAATTAGTAACAATTCTTCATTTGTAAATTGTGTAACGGGGATAACCATTTCGCCCAAAAAGAATTTCTGTATAATCAAAATTTGGATGTGTAATTGCGACAATCAGAATCCAGCATTAGTTACATCAGAAGTGTCTGGATTGATTCCTCAGGGATGTATATTTAAAAAGCACACGCCAGAGTTTTAGAATAAAAATACAAAAATATAGTAATAAATTTATAACAATAATTAAATATTATTTCATTATTTATATTTAAATACTAATTCGTATATTTAAATATAAATAACACATCGAATGAAATTCCCATTTATTATTTTTTTCCGACACGATGAATACAGTAATGTTGACAAGTTTTTTGAAACCAATGCTTTAAAACTAGATTGTAGTGTATACATAACTAACAATTTTAAAAAGGTCGAAAAATTACATAATGCGAATTATCATTTATTAATTACTTATGGAGCTTCGGACACGGAATATAACGAGGAATTGTTACAAATAATTTCTGAGAAAATGTTTGTAAAACGACTACATTTAACTCAAATTTGTGATGTAAATACTTTTAATAAATATATTAATACCAAATTTATTGCGAATTGTTCTTTGCCGAGGGAGCTTTTGAGACCAACTTTTTCTCTTTTTACACCTTCATACAATTCGTTTCATAAAATTATGCGTGTGTATCAAAGCTTAAAAGAGCAAACTCTTAAAGATTGGGAATGGGTTATTATGGATGACTCTCCGGATGACAAACATTTTCAGTTTTTAAGAGCTCAATTTAATAATGACAACCGTATTCGTTTTTACAGACACTCGCAAAATAACGGCAGCATTGGCAATGTGAAAAATGAAGCGGTCAGTTTATGCCGAGGTAAATATGTTTTGGAGATGGATCACGATGATGAGATTTTGCCTGATGTATTACAAGATGCTGCGAACTTATTTGACAATAATCCAGATGTAGGATTCATTTATATGGATTTTATATGCTCTTATGAGTCGGGTGAAAATCAGTGGTATGGGAATTTCATTTGTAAAGGATATGGTGGGTATTATTCAATGAAATACAAGGATAAATGGAGACTAGTTTATATTACACCTAACATAAATAATATTACAATGAGTCATTTGGTTTGTTGTCCAAATCATCCGCGAATTTGGAGACGGGAGTTTTTGCTAGAATTAGAAAATTATTGCGAGCACTTACATATATGTGATGACTATGAGATTTTGTTACGAACTTCGGTATCAAAAAAGTATAAAATGGCAAAAATCCATAAAATGGGATATATTCAGTATATGAATGAAGGAGAAAACAATTTTTCGCTTATTCGAAATGGTGAAATAAATCGCATAGGTCCAGACTATATTAGCCCGATTTATTATCAGGCATATAATATTCATGAAAGAATGAAAGAACTAGGAGCACATGAAGATGAGTTATATCTGACAGAACAAAGTCAGATTTGGTTAAGAGATCCGGCGACTTATACTAACAAATATTGTAACTTGTTAGTTAATACAGATTATACTTGTCAAATTTGTATTATTGGTTATGATAGTTTAATTTATAATATGGATCGAATCAGGGAACTTTATGAAAATGATAAGTATGATTTTATTTTGTTGGAAAACAAATGTTCTAATGAATATCTCTGGTCCAGATTAGACTATTTAAAACTAGATAAAATAAAGTGTTATACCTTAATAGATCATACCAACGAAGAACTAACAAATTATTTTAAAATGATGTATCTATCAACCCAAAACTATGAAATTTTAGATAATGTGAATATTCTTCGACCAAAATATAACACTGAAAAAATACATAGACATCAAGTTATTAATAGTTTAACAAGCCAGTCAAATACTTATTTAGAAATTGGCGTAGAAACTGGATACACTTATAATAATGTTCATTTTCTAGATAAAAATAAAACTGGGGTAGATCCAGACCCAAAATGCGATAATTCAACCATTGTCAAATGTTTATCAGATACTTTTTTTGAAAAAAACGATGGAGTAAAAAGATTTGATACAATATTTATTGATGGAATGCATCATGCTGAAAATGTGTTGCGGGATTTTATCAATAGTATTAAAGTGTTGAATAAAAACGGATCAATTTTTATCGATGATATTATACCTTTGAATTACAATGAACAGCTTAAAATTCCTCAAAGACATTATTATGAGAATGATATTTTAAAATACAGAGAGGAATGGACTGGTGATGTTTGGAAGACAATATATTATTTGTTAGTTCATCATAAAGACAACCTAACAATTTCATATTACTATAATATTAATTATAGAGGAGTAGCCCATATTCAGGTAAATACTTCAGAGACAAATTTAATTGATCTAATTAATGAATTATCAGCTTTAGAAAAAATAAATAAATACGAATATTTTACAGATTTTAATAATTATTTACAATTATTAACGAATGAACTAACAAATAAATAAACAAATATAATTAGTTAAATACAATGATTTTAATTAATTATAATAAATAATGGAATTAATTATAACTGAAAAAGCAACAAACCCAACTATTTGTTTAAATATGATTGTTAAAGATGAATCCCATATAATACGTGGAACACTAGAAAAATTATGCGATAAAATTAAATTCAGTTATTGGGTTATTTGTGATACCGGGTCTACCGATAACACCAAAGAAATAATTTGTGATTTTTTTATGAGTAAGAATATTCCAGGCGAATTACATGTAGATACTTGGCGCAATTTCGCACACAATCGAACCCTAGCTTTACAACGCGCCTTTAAAAAAACAGATTTGCTGCTAGTGTTTGACGCAGATGATGAAATTGTAGGCAATATTGAAATGCCGAAAGTTAATGCTACTATATACGACGAATATTATTTAAAATTTGGATCTGCTGCTGGGACCTCTTATACGCGAGTATTGCTAATAAATAATAATAAGCAATTTATATATCAATCTGTTTTACATGAATATATTTGCTGTTTGGATCCAAATAGTTCCAAGACAATAATTGAAGGCAATTATTACGTCATTTCTGGACGCAGTGGAAATCGAAGTTTAGACCCAAAAAAGTATTTGAAAGATGCTCAACTGTTAGAGGTAGCTCACGCAGAGGCACTTTTAAAGAAAGATCCATTATACAATAGATATGCTTTTTATTGTGCGAATAGTTACAAAGATTACGGTTCATACGAGGACGCTATCAAATGGTATAAGATAACTCTTAATCAAAATAATTGGGAACAAGAAAAATATATATCATGTTTATATATTTATGATTGCTATGAAAGATTAAACCAAAAGGAAAATGGACTATTTTATTTAGTTAAAGCATTTAAATATGACACTGAAAGAGTAGAGTGTTTATATCCTTTGTTAGTTCATTATTGTTGTGAAAATGAAAACCTAACTGCTTATAATTATTACTTACAAGTAAGGGATTTTTATGAAAATCGTTATTTGAATACTAATATTGACATGAAATTGTTTGTATCTATTGATAAATATAACTTGTTAGTGCCTTATTACATGATATTAATTGCGGACAGAATACAAGATTTCAAGTGTATTATTAGAATGTTTGAAATTGTTTTTATAAAGAAAATGCCAGTATCTGATGATTCATATATTGGAAATTTGTTATATAATTTACAATTTTTTGTTCATCATGTAAAGCCCGATAAAATAAACCAATTTATTGAATTAGCAAGTGAATATATAAGATTTTTACATTCTTTGGGAATACCATTACATAATCATGAATTTTTAAAAAATTATGGACTGCGATTTGGAATAGATGTTAGTTGTATTTTTAATAAACCAGTTACAACTAGACCAACTGCTTTTTCAAAGGAACAATGTGAGTCTAGTAAAAATATATTATTTTTTACAGGGTTTGCTAACATTGAATGGAATTATTCTTATACACAAAATAATGCGTTAGGTGGATCAGAAAAAGCGGTCGCATATCTTAGCAGATCTTTTCCAAAAGACTATAATATTTACATTACAGGTATTGTGGCAAATGAACAATTTGAGAATATTACTTATGTAAAATTACAAGA